GTGAGTACTTCTGGCGACAAGAGCAGATGTCTCGCCAGATGGGTACGCTAACTCCGACAGATGCTGCCAATGCTGGCCTCGCGATACTGAAGAATGCACCAGACCTCAACTTCAGTGCAAGTAAGAGCCTTCGTAACATTCCTGGTATCAAGAACTTCGACAGAGCATTTACGCACTATGGCAACGTATTCCGATATGAACTCTTTGACACTCAGATGGCTCTCGAGATGTTGCGCAGGGGTAAGACCGCGCAGCAATTAGTTTCGGATGGCACTGCTACCGAGATAGCTACGGTTGCGAACTTTGCATCAGGTGTGGGAAACGTGGGTTCCTAGCTGGAGCCGGGCAGATGCTGCTATTCGCTCCTCGTTTTCTCCATGCACGCATGAAGATGCTCAACCTTGCAGCAGAAGGGTTGCTACCGGGTTTCGAGAAGACGGCACAAAGAAGGGTTGCCGCTCAACATCTGAGCAGGGCATTCGGACAGGCTACTTACCTGACATTCATGATCAATGAGATGTTAGGGGAAGAGACCGACATCAATCCGGTCGCTAGGAACAAAGCTACAGGAGAGTGGTACTTCAATCCCAACTTCTTGCGCATCCATGCAGGACCGATAGATGTGAGCCTCCTGGGGCCATATGACAGCATGCTGCGCCTTATGTCTATCGTGCCTGTGATGGCTGCGAATAGAGGTAAGGGCCTCAAGAATCTCGGGGATCTCCGCAATGCTATCAGTGCGCCAGGCACATCAGTCGCGATAGATGCGATCAGAGGACAAGATGCTATCGGCCAAAAAAAGTTCCGTGATTTCCCAGATGAGATCTATCAATGGCCTGGATGGCTCGCAGATGACATGCTTGAACACCTAACGCCCTTCGCCTGGTCAGAACTACTCCATAGTCAACCGGGCCAGGAATCGATCAGCCGCAGAGCATTTGGCGGTGCGAAGCAACTAGCAAGCGAGCCATTGAAGGGCATCAGTACGATAGCCGCTGGAGTCGGTCAGACTGTTGGGCAAGTCCTTGGCGTCAAGAGTTCGTACGAGACGATCAGCGAATCGATGAACGAGGCGTACAACGATATCCTCGAGAACATGACCTATGACCAGAAGCTACAGGTCTTCGGTGTCGATACGAAAACAATGACCGAAGAAGAGATGGAACAGCTTTGGGCACAGGCAGGCGAGGCCTGGTGGAAACGTGCCGTCGATATCGGAGAGGATGCCAGTGTCAGCATCTCGTTCCGGGGAATGCTTGGTGACTCGATCCCTCAGTGGGAAGACTTGGCGAATGATCATAAGAAGAAGATCAAAGAGATGATCTCCACCGGGGCGTTCAAAGATGTGATGACTCCCGAGGAGATGGCCGACTTCGAGTCGAGGATCAACGAACGCAGGGGACGCAGCGCGAATGCCTACGACCAGTACAAGCTAGAGAGAGAGGGCATAGACAGGCGTCAGATAGATGCGATGCGAACGATTGAAAGTGCTTATAACAACCCTGACCCGGCATGGGGAAAAGGGTGGATTCGCGTTACTTATACTGATGAGGAGGGGAAAGAGACGACTGAGAAAGAGAATATAGCATCCGGCGATCTCAAGGCGTATTCAAAGTTTATGCGAGATGTAAGTAGCCGATTCGCTAGGGCTAGGCGCACCCTCACTGCACCGGGTGGTACGTTCTACAAAGTGGTCGAGGACTTGTTTGGTGACGATGAACTACCGAGAAACGTCAGTGACTGGGATGTAGATATCTACGATGCAGCCCAGTATTTCTACTTCGACACCTTCTATGAAGACACGAAAGACAAAGAAGGCAATACTCTGCCGTCGATAGTGAGCGGCCTCACCGGTATGGTTGATTGGGATCTGAAGGACAAGAAGACCGAACTCTGGTACGAGATGATGGAGCAACGATACCCATCGATAGACAGAGGACGGCTGAAGAGATACCTCTGGCGCGTAGAAGACTCGATGGTGAAGGACGCACCTCCACTCGCAGGGACACTATTCGAGATACAGCAGACCATCAGCAGAACAGCGATGGTCGATGGAGCAACCTTCTATCAACTCGACAAGATAGGGATCGACCTACTGACGAAATACAGCGGTCTCCCCCGAGAAAAGGTAGAGGACTTCTATATCCGATGGAATGGTGCAAGCAGTGATCAGAAGCCGCACATCGCAACAGAAGCGAGAAAGGCTGGCATCAGGAACATCGAGGATATCGCCAGTTTGCGGCAGAAATCTATGGATAGATACTTCAACATGGCCGATGACGCAGCACGAGGCTTGAGTGGACAGGAGTATCAACTAGAGAGAGATGGTCGAGCGTATCTTGAGGGCCTGATCGTTCTTCTAGACAAACGCTATGGCGTTGGTAAAAAACAACCCTACAGTAGGCATGCACGAGAGGTACTAGCGATACTTGAGCGGCATCGTATGGGCACTATACCGATACCAAGCATGACGGAGTTCGTGATGGTTGTCGCCGAAGGCACATCATTAGATAAATGGACTAAACTAAAACCAGGCTCAACAGTCGTACCAAAGACTAAGGTTACGCAAGGAACTATCCTAACGCCTTGACTTTTTTAAAAAATAAAGTTCAGACTAGAGCAGAAGGAGTAGGAAATGGTAATGACAACAGACTCGACTAACGAAGAACAGCCGGAACAAGCTGTTCTATCGACCGTGTTGGATCTGGGTGATGCTGATGCACCTGAAGATCAGGAGCAATCAGAAGAACTACAAGAGGCACCTCTCGTAGAAGCAGGGCCAACGGAAGTAGTGCCAGGAATCCCAGATGATACAGGGGCACCCGTCCTTGATGAAGACGGCACTCCGCCACTGGACGCTCCGCAGCAGATGTTCCCTGGCAATCAAGAGCAAGAACTCATGGAGTTGCAGCGCCACCGACAGGCGAATGCCCAAAAGGAATGGCAGCAGAACCTCATACGTGAAGCTCAGGCAGTGGAGCGCCGGGCACAGGAACAGGGTGCCGATCCACAGAGCGCTCGACTGGTAGCTCGGCAACACCTCGCTCATGCACAGAAACTTAGGCAGCAAGATGAGAAGGCTCTCGATCTCGTTGGCTTCGTAGAAGGCAGGAATAATGCTGCGATGCACTATGCGCAGAAGTACAACCTGCTGCCCAAACAAGCGCTTGCAGATATCCAGGCATTGACAAGGACTAGGACCCCTCAAGAGATGGATGTCGAAGCTAAACGTATCGCCCAATTCCGCTCTCAACGAGCGGAGATAGAGAGGCTGAAGCAAGGCCGTGTCGCACCGCAGACTTTCGACAATAGTCAGGGATCGGCGGAGGTCACGACCAATCAGGACCGCTTGCTAGACGCCTACATCAATGGCGACAGATCCGAAGCGGCAACAAATGCCGCACGACGTTTACACTACGGAGGTTAAAGGAGACTTCCCATGGCACAGACCGCAACGACTGGCAATCTTGAAAGCGCTCAGAGGATCATCCTTGCCGAATCAAGGTATACCGAAGAGCATAACGCTCCTGCATTGGCTCTGATCGAGCCGTTTAACCTTCCAAAGGGCTCCAAGCAGGTAACGGTGCCCAAGGTTGGGCAGATGAGCATGAGTGATCTGCAAGACGGTATCGACATCATCGATGAGGAAGACATCGGGATGACCACGGTAGATCTCACCGCATCCGAGGTGGGGGCCAAGGTTATCTTGACCGACAAGCTCGTCCGACAATCCGCAGGCAACGTGTTCTCGATGATCGGTAGGCAACTCGGAGACGGTATGGCCCGCAAGAAAGATGAAGATGTGCTGGGTCTCTACACCAACCTGAACGGCGGGACGAAACTTGGTGCCGCAACGAAGTTCATGAAGGCGTCCAACGTCCAAGCTGTGATCGCCTACGCGAAGGCAAACAAGTTTGGGAACCAACTCTACATCCTTCACCACCCAAACGCAGTTGCTTACCTTTCCAAGGAAGCTGCGACAGTGGCCTCCGCAGTGACCAACGGTATTCCTCATGGCTGGTCTGAAGATCTTCTTGGGAGCTTCTGGAGTGGTCTTCGCCCGATGAATGGCGTTGCTATCTTCGAGGATGGAAACATCACCGAGGACTCTGATGGAGACGGGATCGGTGTTATCGCTGACAAGACGGCAATGGCATCACTGACGAGCGTGGAGACGCGTACCGAGCGCCAGCGAGACGCATCCCTTCGGGCAACCGAATTGGTGATGACTGCGGACTATGGCGTGTTCGAGCTTGATGACAGCCGTGGAGCAGGCATCACATTCGATGTCGCTGCGCTTGCCACTAATAACTAGGATCTAGGAGTAGGTCTTGGCAGGAATAACGGAACGGAACAAGATGAAGAATGAGTTGGTAGGAATAGGCTACTCATTGAAATATATAGATGAGTGGCAGCCGAAGACCATCCTGTACAGACACAAGCCTTCTTATTTCGCAGAAGGAGGGATCGCAGATGAGGTGGGGACTTTCATCGAGAATGTCCCCGGTAATCCCGACTACGTGATGAGGAAGGCGAAGATCGGTCTATTCACCTGGCCTCCCAGTAATACTTGTGAATGCCGATGGTGTGTTTCAGCAGATCCATCAAGATCAATTGGTGGTGAAACAGTGGAGGTAATTAACGATCCACCTCCCGAGGAAGAACCGGAGCCCGTAGGAAAAGGGACGAGGCGAATGGGTCCTCACTTCAAAGCCAGCTAGGTGTAACGATTGCCGTGCCTAGCGATACATCCACAACGGCGGTCGCAGGACTTTGATCCTGTAGAAAGGAGACATCATGTCTTTTGGAGCGATTCAAAGCGGACGCTATGGTTTCGAGAAGCAGACTCACTCTGAGAAGAGGCAAGTCTACGGCGCAACCATGGCGCTACCTGACGGACGGATCTTCCGTTACGTCGAGAACGGTGGGAGTGCCATTGGAGAGGGCTTGGTCGTAGCGAGCGAAGCTCCGGCGGGCAACCACGACGACGACTTGGTGGTTGCAACGAGTTCTACCGTAGGTGGTTTCACTATCGGTATCACGCTTGGCGGTACGGCAGCAGCCAAGAATCTCTACGCAGAGGGTTACATCCGGCCAAACCTTGCCTCTACCACTCCGCACGAGATGTACAAGATCAAGAGCCACCCTGCCATCAGCAGCAGCTCGACTGGCACATTCACAATCGATGAGCCTGATGGCTTCCAGACTGCGATCACGGCTGGTACGGACTCCGTTGGTCTGATCAAGAGTCCTTACAAGGACATCATAGTTGCACCCGCAGCGGTTGCAGGGCGATTCGTTGGCGTAACCTGCGCCGACCTTGAGGCTGACTACTTCGGCTGGGTACAGGTTTCAGGTATTGCCAACGTCAAGATGGACGGTACTCCAGCAATCGGTACGCTGGTAGGTGCAAGTTCCAACCACGCAGGGCAGCTTCTCGCTGTCGGTGCTGACACTACCCCTGCCCTGGCAAGAGTTCACGGTATAGCTGGTGTGGACAACGAGTTTAGCTCAGTCTTCTTGATGAACCTGTTCTAGACCCGGAGTGAACATGCAGGAATTATGGCTACCCGAGGGGGGCAGGTACATCAACTCCACCCCCCTTGGGCGGAATCGGGAAACAGGCGGGACTATCGTCTCCAATCAGATGGAGGTCCGCTTTACCGACCAGTTCGGGAAACTGCACAAGCAGTTGATATTAGTGTTGTCTGATGAGTTCACCAGCCAAGCCGAGGTCGAAGACCAGATGGGCTATGCGGCTGAGAACTACATCAGGGACGCGAAGCAGAAGTACAACAAGCGACCTGCTACTCCCGAAGAGATGAAGGAGGCAGGCAAGGCGCTTGAAGATTTCAGGGTACATCGCAACCGCAGGGCTGAGAGTACCAATAACAAACTGTATTACTAGGAAGAGGAAATGGATCTACAGATAACGCAGGAAGATGTTCAGGCTGTGTTGCAGAGTGACCCGATGATGGCTCTCAAGGTTCAGAATCAGGCTCTTGCCAGGCAGTTAGAAGCAACCACGATCGCTTTCGATACCGCCATGACAGAAAATGCCCGATTGAAAGAAGCTCTTGAGAAGGAGGATTCCGATGCCGAAGGTGGGGAAGAAGCACTACCCGTACACAGCGAAGGGAAGGCAGCAAGCAAAAGCAGCCGCTAAACGCATGGGTACGACGGTAAAGTCCGAGAAGAAAAAGAAGAGTGGGTACTAACGATGCCACACCAAGAGCCTAGCAAATTGAGCAAGGAACAGAAGGAACGGCTCAAAGATCCCCGGTTCATCATCGCTGCTCGAGCCCTAAAGTCCTCACGGGGCCGTAAGCCCAGAACGCCCACTCGTTAGATGAGAAGGAAGTACGATGCCAGCGATACAGGGGAGAACTCGTGAGCAACTGAGACAACACATAGGCCGCGCTATCGGTGGCCTCTATGTGTCTGCTGCTACTTCTAGTGGCAGCACCACCACGCTTCTCGACAACAGCATCGTCCTCGGTGGGGCTGATACCCAGATAGGTAAATGGATACGCTTCACCAGTGGCAGTAACGATACGTTGACCCGTAGGGTTACCGATTCTTCCATCACTTCCAACGTCACCACCCATACGTTCATGCCTGCTGCTACAGCTTCGACGGCTTCGGAATCGTATGAATTGTGGGACGGAGCCTATAACCCTGACTCCGTAGACGATTTCATAAACCAGTCGATCCTAGCTGCGACAGGCTGGGTCTACGATCCCATCGAGAACATCACGTTACATGGTGACGGTAAGCAGGTCCGCTTCGATATCCCGTCGAACATCTCGATGATTTCCAAGATTGAGTACCGGGCCAGGATAAGCAGTGCAAGTATCCATACTTGCGGTGTTACGTTCGATGAGTCTACTGATGCCGAGATGACGCAGGCGGTAGATAGCAAGGACTACAAGCGTGGTTCCTCGCTC